TGCAGACTGGCAGGCAAAGCAATCTCCGTGGATAAGCGTTGAGGAACGGTTGCCAGAAGAGGGGCAAAAAGTTTTTGTTTTGGTGATGTGTTATGGCACACCATGTATTCGAGAAGAAAAGTTTTGTAGAAATAGCAATTTAGATAAAAAGGGAATGTGGATTCACGGAAACAGTATCGTGCTGGCATGGTTTCCCACCCCCTCTTTCGATGAGATACTCGAAGCCAACAAGGATGTTTTGCAACGGATTAAGGAAAAAGGAGATTAAAATGCAGTATTTGACCCGCCACACCTTAAATCGCTTGGCTCAACATCTTGGATGGCGAAAAAGTATGGTAAACTACCCAAAGATTGGCAATCGCTTATACATGACGGATTTACCGAGTGTATGCGCGTCTTGAAGCCTAACGGTACACTCATATTCAAGTGGAATGAAAGCGAAATAAAAGCCGCGGAAGTTTTGTCCGTTATCCCGTTCAAACCACTTTTCGGACATACTACCGGAAGGCAGAGTAAAACAATATGGATGTGTTTTATGAAACAAGAAGAATTATGAACATTCATCAAAAAGCATACCACATCAAAACATCATGGTGCAAGATGTGTGTATCTGAGGATAATAGAGAGCGGAACAGAGGAAAGCAAATTAAAAAATAATCTATATGACAATAGCATGGTTTTCATGCGGTGTAACATCCGCAGTCGCCTGTAAAATAGCATTGAGCCTGTATGAAGATGTACAGCTCTACTACATCGAGACTGGCTCCGGTCATCCTGACAATCACCGTTTTATTATTGACTGTGAAAAGTGGTACGGCCAGTCGATTCATACTATCAGAAGTGACAAGTATCTTAATGTAGAAGATGTATTGACTAAGAAAAGATTTATTAATGGCCCTACCGGTGCCGCTTGTACATTTGAACTAAAGAAACAAGTCCGTTACAAGTTAGAAAAAGAGTTGGGGAATTGGGACGGGCAAGTTTGGGGATTCGACTTCGACCCGAAAGAGATTAACCGGGCTATCCGATTTAAGCAGCAGTATCCGGACACAAAGCCGCTATTCCCACTTATTGAAAGGCAGATTACCAAAAAGGATGCGATGGGAATGCTTTGGAAAGCAGGCATTGAAATCCCCGCTATGTACAAGATGGGCTACAATAACAACAACTGTATTGGTTGTGTGAAAGGCGGTATGGGCTATTGGAATAAGATACGTAAAGACTTCCCACAAGTATTCGACCGGATGGCAAGGATTGAACGAAAAGTCGGTGCGACATGTCTAAAAAACAAAAACGGGCGTATCTTCCTTGACGAGTTATCCGCATGGAGAGGTGACCCAGTGGAAGAAATTGTACCAGATTGCTCACTTATTTGCCAGATAGAGTTTCAAGAGATACTTGATAGGCAGGTAGAACGAGTTTTGAAAGGAGAAATTGGCATTAATGATGTAACATGAAGAAAAGAATAAGAAAAAAGATGCAGAAATACCAGTATCGGTATAAGCTGCACCAATACTTGAAGTATGCCCGCCAATGGTGTTGCGTTCTGGCATATAATGGTAAAATATACGCGTTGTTAGACGATGGTAGAATTGTAAAGGAGAACGGGCAATTATGAATATAAGGAAAATAAAGAAGCATAACCCTCAATCTTTTTTAGACGATTTGAAACGAGTAAGAGAAATCATGGTCTATACAGAGCATACCAACTCCTATTATAAGATTCTTAAACATGAATTATTGAGAGAGGCCGAAGAGAAAACTATCACGTACTATATAACGGATTCTATATTCGCAAGAAAGCGTGATGTTATGATAGTAATTTAATTGAGAATAATATGAAACAGACAGTAGAAGAAGCGGCATTTGAATATTCAAGAAAATGGGGTAAGTATAATACTTATAAAGAGCCTAATCTTACAAGTTTAGAGTTTGCATTTCAATATGGTGCAGATTGGCAGGCAAAGCAATCTCCGTGGATAAGCGTTGAGGAACGGTTGCCGGAAAAGGATGGGTATTACCTTGTTACTGATGGGGAGAATGTTGGGACAGTTTACTTCTTTAAGGAGTGGAATAAGTTTGCTGTATACGAAAAATATCCGCATCCGTTTTACAAAGATGGTGTAATAAAACTATATATGCCCATCCCCTCTTTCGACCAAATCCTCGAAGCCAATAAAGATGTGTTACAACGAATAAAAGAGAAAGGAACTTTATGAAAACGAAAAGAAGAACAGCATACTTCGGGACTGATGGTTGTCCCGGACATTATTTTAAAGCTATTTCCGGAGAATTTTCTCCTCAAGAGGAAGAAGAACTTAGTAAGATAGATGAAGACTTTCAGTTATTCGGTTTTTCCGGCTTTAGTTTTTTCTATTACAAAGGGTATGGGTGTCTTTCTTTCTCTGCAAGTCTGGATGATAATCGTCCCGGCAGTAAGACTGTATTTTTTGTTGAGGACGCCCGTTTAAAAACAGAGGTGTTAGAGGCTTTGGAAAAATCTCCGTTTGTGAAAAGACAATTCCGGCGGTTAGCCGATATGTATGGTGTGGAATTACCTAAAATATAACAGCCTTTGGGCGGCTTTGTAAAACCCTATTAGTTATGAAAAAGTATATTGGAACAAAAGAAGTTGAAGCAATGCCTATGACACTGGGTGAGTTTATCAACAAAAGCGGTCGAAATCCGTATGAGAATGACGAAAAGATGCACGGTAACGATGAAAAAGGTTATCTTGTGAAGTACAAGGATGGTTACGAAAGCTGGTCGCCTGCCGAACCGTTTGAGGAAGCATATAAATGTGCAGATACATTCCTTGACCGCTTGCATATTGAAATGCGGGATTTATATGAAAAGATGGATAAGCTCTCTCCATTTATTGAATCTGGCAAAATAGATGAAATTGTGACTGACAAATATCAGAACTATTTGCTTCGGTTGCAACATAGAATCATGAGCAGGTATATCAATGTATTGGAATGCCGTATTGGTAGGCTTGATGGAAGTCCCGAAGCACCTTTACATCAAATGTCATTTGGTGATGCTATTGAAGTTCTCAAACAAGGTGGTGCTATCCGTAGAGCTGGATGGAACGGTAAAGGGTTATTTGTTGTTAAGCAAATTCCGGCTCATATCACCGAAGACATTATTCCTAAAATGCAGTCACTTCCCCAGTCAGCCAAAGACATCATTATGTCCCGTGAGAATAAAGTAATTGACTACACAAGTCAAATGCTTATTATTAATCCGGACGGCAGGGCAGATTCATGGGTTCCGTCTGTCAGTGACGTGTTCGCAGAAGACTGGGAGATAGTTATCTAACCATAGGGGCTTCGTGCCCCTATAAGTAATACATCAAAAATAAAAAGAAATGAATTTAAAACAAGTATTATCAATCGAACAAATGAAGCACTTGCAGCAACTTGGCTTAGATACGAGCGATGCAAGTATATATTGGGCAAGGCGCTCTCATGGCAGCCGGCTTGATGATAAATCTAAAAGCGATTGGTTTTTAAGTCTACAAAAAGAATTTATGGTTTGTGGTTTTACTTCGTATGAAGTAATTCCTACACTCACCTTGCAGGACATTCTTGACAAGCTGCCACATTATTTGAATCCATTTCCGTCCAAACAGATATTGTTTGCATGGATGATTGAAAGAGATACCATAGCATATCGAAATGTTGAAGATATAGATGATTGCCTCAAACATTTTACTGATGATTTATTAATTGATGCAGCCTACGAGATGCTGTGCTGGTGTATTGAAAACGGATATATTGGAAAGGAGAAAGGAGATTGATATGAAGAAGTACAAAATAACTAACTATGGATTATATGGTCACTATTTCGAGGTACAAATGAAAACGTGGTACGGCTGGATTGCAATAAAAACGTTCAAGGCTAATGATATTTCGCCTGATAGCATTGACTACGCCCAAGCCTGCGCACAAGAATTATTACAAATATTAAGAGGGTAATAATCATGGAAGTAAAAAACGGAATAATAATTAATGGTGAGCTTCACGAGGCAATTGGAACAAGTGTTTCAAATATCTCCTGTCGTGCTTGCTCTTTGTATGAAAAATGTGCAGAAACAGACTACTCAATATGTTTTGCCGATTTATTTAGATGTAGTGGTTTTGTCAATCGCGGTAAGGTAACTGTTGGTTTTTCTCGTGAAACGTCCGAAAACACTGGGAGTATTTATCGTAATGGAGTAAAGATAGAAAGGGAGAGGTAACCATGAAAGCAAAATATTTCAGAAAGATAAGAAGCCAAGTAAAGTGGTACAAGGTATCGTACAGAGACCATTTATTATTTGATTTCAGAGACGAGAAAGAAGTATTGGCTAAATCGCCTGAAAACGCTTGTGTAAGGTATCACAGGCGTACAGGTGCATTCACAAACGGCTATATTAGACAATACCCAGAGAACCTTTCTCGATTTAAGGTGTATATTGGGAAGAGGGTAATATATTTCGGTTAAATAATAAGAAGAGGATTAATATGGGATTTACAACACCGTGCTTTATAAGAAAGAGCACATACAAACTTATGGATAAGTTGAATGGGTTGGGGTATAGATTGTTCGGATGTGAACTCAACGAGGACTTATGTATCTTCACCGAACCTGAATGCAGTCTATATAGTGTTGAGTTTTTCAGTAACATTCCACATCCTGACGAAACCGATAGTGTTGATTGCGGAACCAACGAAGAGCTTTTCTTGGCTATCGCTGCATTTAGAGATGATACAGATAAGTTTCAATGGTTTACCGATGGAGATAAATGGATTCTGTGCCCGGAAATCAAGTTCTCTACCTATTGGGTTTACAATGATATTGACGTGAATTTGGACGCTATTCACAAGGCTACCGTAAACGAACTGATTGAACACTTTAAAGTATGAAGAAAATAATTATCCTTTTGGCAACAGTTGCACTATTCGGGTGCAATAACTCTGGAGAATACCCTATAGAACACCGTACAATTGAGGGAAGCGTGACTTATCTCAATGATAGTATAGTGATTATCCGTACCCGTAAAAAGGGGCTTGACAACTACGAAACGAAGATTATTAATTTGAAAAAACAATAGCCATGACCGAAGAACTTGTAACATTAGAGACTGCGAAGCTGCTGAAAGAGAAAGGCTTTAATGAAAGAACATTGTTTGCTTATAAAAATAATGGAAATTTATACCAAGACTTTAATAGAATTAGATTGAGTTATAATTCGCTTCCTGTTCCAGAATTATGCGAAAATTTCTGTGCATGTGAAAGTGATAATCCATGTTATAAATGTGGTACAGCCGTATATTTAACGTCTGCACCAAATCAATCATTTGCCCAAAAGTGGCTGCGCGAAACCAAGAAGCTGCACGTTGAAGTATCCTATATGCATGGGGATTATTGGATATATGATATACTGACAATTCCGGAACATGATTTAGTAGGATTGTCGGATAGACCTATTATCCATTATAAATCCTACGAGGAAGCACTGGAAGCCGGGATACAAGAAGCATTAAAACTTATATGATTATGAAAGCAAACCTAATATTTTTTCTTGCGATATTCATCATATCAGCATTATTCATCGGTCACTTCCGACTGACATTCTCACCGTTCAGTGTATCCTTTCTCTATTGGCATAGGACTGTAGGAGTTATTCTTATCGTTGCAGGATGCTTGGTTTACAACATAGGTGAGCATATATCAGGCTACAAGAAAGGACTGGATGAAGGTATGGAGATTGTTTTGAAAGAGTTAAAAAAAAAGATACAATGAAGAAGATAATGTTCAATGATAAATACAGTCTAACCCAGGCTGTATTGGATGGTCGGAAGACGCAGACAAGAAGAATCATTAAGTGTCCGAAAGCATATCAAGAAAATCCTGCTGGATGTTTTAGGATTACTGAATCAGATGATGTTAGCCCCCTTTTTGAGATTCTTGTATATGATAAGGACTGTAATGACTTTGTTCCAATGTTTATTCAGCCGAAGTACAAGGTTAGTGGAGTTTTTGCCATTGCACAATGTTATGAAAGTTTAGGGATGAATCCCGAAATTGCACTTAATGATAGGGACGGAATAGGATTTTATACTAAAACTAAATTCGCACCCGGTTGGAAAAATAAAATGTTTGTCCGTGCTGACCTCATGCCCCATCATATCCGCATTACCGACATCAAGATAGAACGGTTGCAAGACATTTCCGATGAAGATTGCTTGAAAGAAGGAATTTACAAAGGACAATGCGGAAGTGCAGATACACATTTTATGGATGCTTATTATTATAAAGGGGACATTCAGCCTTATTGCACCCCTCGTGAAGCCTTTGCCGCCCTCATAGATAAAGTCTCCGGCAAAGGGACGTGGGAGTCTAACCCTTATGTTTTCGTTTACGAATTTGAATTAGTTGATTAACCATGAATAGAAAAGAATACCAGGAACACTGCAAGCATTACAGCCCCTACAGTGGGCAATGCTACAAAAAGTCATTCATATCGAGTATGGCAAGTAATATGTATGTGGAACATGCGATGTGACGGGAAATGCCCCCGTATGAGGAATTATGATAAGAGAAACGGAGTATTATCTGATAAAGAAGTTGTATGAGTAAAAAGAAAGTTTATATCAGCCTGCCTATCACCGGGCATAACATAGAGGACGTTGAAAAACGATGCAAATCCGCTTGCGAGTTGATAGAACAATTGGGATTTGATGCGGTATCCCCATTAGAAGTATCTTCAAATCCTGATGCGAGTTACGAAGAGCATATAGGAAGGGATATTACCGCCTTGCTTCAATGCGATGCTGTGCTATTCCTTGAAGGTTGGCACCTTTCCAAAGGATGCAATCTTGAATATAATACAGCTTATATTTATGGCAAAAAGATTATTGTTTCAGTAGGCGGGCTGAAACGTTACGCAAAAGAAATAAGCCATGAGTAAACTATACAAAGTAACCCTCTTCGGTAAATCCTTCCTAATCGGCTGGTTCTCCCATGCAGACAAATGGTATCACAAAATTGGAATAATCAATTAAATACAATGGAAGAAAATAACATATTAGACCAAGACCTCTACGCTGAATCCATCAGGGCTGCATTAGAGGTTGATTTTTTAAATAACAGGGAAGAAGTCAGGATGTACGCTACATCTCTATATAATGCGATGATGTGGGCGAAAAATCATACGGTTAAAGTAAAATAGAAAAAGGAGAACCAAGCGCACGACCACTCAATCCTCCCTCACACGATTATGATGCAAATATACTATTTACTTTTAAAATAATCGTGCTATGACAAAAGAATTTTCAGCAATATCGGAACTTAAATCCATCAGAGAGCAGAAATCAAGACTTTCAGAGCGGGAGCAGGAACTTTCATTACCCATATTATGTGATTTAAGATTAATACAAGACATTTATGTGTGGTTCAAGGAAATTCTTTCCGATATAAACTGCGCACCTAACATCGAAAGCGTCACACAAAGAAAGAAATTCCTATTTATTGTTTTATTCTTGTTTGCCCCAAGTGTATTGGCGGGTAGCCGGTTGCCAAGTGGTATTAGGGTGGAATTGGCAAAAGTCTTTCCCAATGTCTCTCCTTGTGTAATTTCAAACAATATAGCTGATGTTTCATTTATCTATCAGCAATACAAGGAATTTAGGCAGGATATTGACTATCTTTACACCGAAATCGTAAATCGGTTAAAATTCAAAGGGCTAATCAATTAATGAGCCGGGGTTTAGTGCTCCGGCTTTTCTGTTTTATAGGGTTTAAATTCGCTGTATGGAGCAAAATAGGTACGTCCATCATCCATTTGGATTTGTATTGTATATCTTTCTTCTGTGGGCTTATACTCTTTTATACATACCCCGACCTTCCCTGTGGGTATATGTATTAATCTCATTCCAATCATTTATAATACTCCTTTCCTCGAATATTCTTATGGATTGGCATACGTGGTTCTCCATCAAAATGTATTTTACCTCCGCAGTGAGGACAGATGATAGTGTTGGTATCATCTTTTATATCCATATCATCAACAAAGAAATCACCAACCTTGCATCCAATAACATCTGCTATTTTCTGTAATGTTCCTACTGTTGGATTTCTACTAAGGTTTTGGGTAAGTGTAACTCTTGTTATACCCATTTTTTTTGCAACTGCTTCCATTGTGAAGCCTTTCTGCTTGATTATTGTCTTTACTTCCATGTGTGTATGATTTTAATCAGATGCAAATATAGGGGTAAAAATCGAATAAACAAATTAAATTAGCTTGTTTTGATTGAATATAGTCATTTGTATTAAAATGTATTTAGATTATAATCATACTTATGCTGTTTTTGTTAATATATGATAATAATCATACAAACAACATGTTTATTTATTGTATGTATGATTTTAATCATTATATTTGCATCATCAGAAACGAAGTAGCAAAGAAGGTTGATGAAAAGAAAACATTGAAGTATGCAGTAGCATTCTACTTCTGCACGTCAGGTAAGATAAACTTCATGTTAGGTAAGAAGATGTACCAGCACATAAATACTGTTTATGACCAAAGAGAAGATGGTAGAGGCTTCAATACTTGTGAGGTTGTTTACAACTACAAGGCTCAAAAATATGAGGTTCTGAATGTAGATACAGAGATAGGCAATAAAGAAATTACGATATTATAAGTTTAATTGGTGGGGTATTAGCCCCACCACAAAGATATAAAGCAATGATTACAGTAGTTTTTTACACATGGTCAGAAGAAGTTAAAGGCAACGGTTCTGTAGTAAGTGAAACACGTCACGAGATAGTAACAGGTAAGACAACCATCGAAGAGGCATTTGAAGTAGCAGTTGCTAATGGTGCTAACCCTCTTGATACAATTCAATACAAGTTCTAAGTTTAACCAGCAGGACGAAAGCCCTGTACAATAATAAAAGATTATGAAAGCGATAGTAGAAAATCCACTGATAAATTGTGAACCAGAAAGTATGAATCTTTTTGTTAAGATTCTTAATGAAATAACTTCTTGTATTACAGAAAATGAATTAAGAGGACGCATGAACTCGTTATGTGTGATATATCCATATTTAAAGCTTTATTTTAAATATGGTTTCGGACATAATAACATGTGGGTGAAAGAAAATTCGTATTATAATGAAAGACTAATATTGGTTGAGTTTTAATTCGGTAGCTTTCTGGCTACCACAATACACACGATTATGAAAGCGGATTTAGTTTTAGTTATCAGCCCCGAAGCCCCATTGATGACACAACTTAGTAAAGTGTTGGGCAAGTATGTAACCGTAGGTGATTTTGTCACAATCAATAACAATGGGAGATATGTCACACTACAACATTGGGAAACAGGGCTTGTAGTGGCTTATACGAGTGAAGAAAGATTGAATGTGAAACATTAAATATTGATTATTATGGGTGAAATAGCAGATAGTTTAATTAGTGGTGAATTTGATTGCATCACAGGTGAATATTTAGGCGAAGCGGTCGGTTATCCGAGAACGCACGCTTATGACAGACGTGAATATGTGTCGCCAGTTGAAAAGAAGCCTACCAGCAAGGCGAATGTCTGTATAACTAACATGTGCAAAGACAGAGGATTTAGTAACCGTGCAAAAATTGAGCTTGTAGCCAAATTCTTGTATAGCAAAGGTTACAAACAATTGCCTAACCTATCCCACCAGTATAAAATCATTCACAGCCAGTACAAGAATGATTTTAAAAAGTTTTTGGTTGAACAAGTAAAACAAAGAAAGGATGAATAATATATTCACAATATGCTATTCAGAAGAAGAAGCAAATGAAATAGGCCACTTCATTTTGAGTAGAGGATACGAGGGTGTTCAAAATGATAGCTATAGATATTGTCGTGAAGCGATTTGGTGGGCTTTCAAAGAAGCTAAAAGGCATCATTCAAATTACATCTGCGTTGGCGTTGCAGGTTGCCAAATGACTGTATCAAAATCAAAGCGAGGTCTTAGACGAAATGGTTTTAAATACATAGAGAAAAGGCGAATGTTTTACAAATTACTAAGTAAGTATTGATAAATGATTATGAACTCAATTAACGACGAAAGAGGTTGTAGCGTATGCCAGCCCGGTAAAGAGAACTATTGCACTTACACTACCAAATTGAAAGGTAAGAGAGTAAGAATGTACCAATATGACTATCGTACTGAAAGTGGCGAACTGTTTGCTTGTTGTGCGCCTACCTTAGAGGCATGCAGAGAAAGACGGGATAAATGGCTTAGTTCACGACAATAAGCCGATTGTCGTGTATAACGATTGAAGATATTTCGTTATCTTTGGTTGTGGTAGTATCTTTGGGGTACTATCGCGGAATGGAGCAGTTGGTTAGCTTACCGCTTTGACTTGGCGGTGGTCACAGGTTCGAGTCCTGTTTCCGCAACTATTGAGTATTAATTTAAATTTGACACGATTATGAACATTCTTACATTAAGTATCAAACAGAAGTATTTCGATGAAATCTTGGCAGGAAAGAAAACCCACGAATACCGTGAAATCAGACCAACTAACGCTAAGAAGTATATCACTTACCTATGTGGCGGCAAAGAATATCCGGCTGATGCAGAACTGCCTGAAGAAGGTGAAATAGAATTAAAGCCTATCAAGTACGATGCAATCAAGCTTCTGACAGGTGCATATACAGGTAAACGTCCTTATATTATCGTTGAAGTGAAAGTAGCAGAAGCAGTTATTCTCACAGATGAAAACGGTAATGATATTGTTTACGAACATCAAGGCGAAGAGTATCTTGCTGCACAAATGGATTATACTTTGGGCAAGATATTAGAGAGACATATAGATTGATTTGTTTAACTTTTAAAATTAAAAAGCAGAGTCGCAAGAAGAATTAACAGAGTAGCCGGGCCTCGCAGAAATATGAACGGTGCAGGGGCTGGTGGTAGATTGGTTGCCAGACGTGGCGGTGAAGCTGGTACATCACAGTTGGGGTCACGCAGACAGCGTTATAGTGACCTTCGTACTTCATTTGGTTTAAGTGGTGGTTAGCTATGAGCAAGGTAGAACAAGCGAACCGGTATATAGACCTCATTCGGGTAAAATCGAATGAGGCTTTACTGTTTTTATCACTTGGTAAGGATTCACTTGTTCTACTTGATTTAATCTATCCGAAGTTTGACCGTATCGTTTGTGTGTTCATGTATTTTGTGAAAGATTTAGAACATATAAATCGCTGGATAAACTGGACTAAAGCTAAATATCCAAAGATAGAGTTTGTTCAAGTGCCACATTGGAATCTCACCTACATTCTTCGGGGCGGTCTGTATTGTGTACCTAATTCCAAAGTAAAGCTGTTAAAGTTGGCTGATGTTATCAAGGCTATGCAGCTTGCTCATGGTGTCTATTACACCTTCTTGGGTATGAAGAAAGCAGACGGAATGAACCGCAGGCTTATGCTGAAAGGTTATGAAGTGAATGGTTATGAGAATAACGGTATGGTTTATCCTTTGGCTGATTGGAATCAGAGGGATATTCTTGCTTACATGAGGCAGCACAATTTACCCGAACCTATTAGGTATTCACTGAAAGCCAGTTCAGGTGTTGGTTTTAATCTCGACTGTATGCTTTGGATGGAGAAAAATTACCCGCAGGACTTACAGAGAATTTATAAAGTTTTCCCAATGGCTGAAAGGGTGCTTTGGGAACATTACAACAAACAAAAATAATAGGAGGATTGCCGAGTCAGAAGAAGAAGGACAAAAACTCCTTCGGAGATTACCGCTCAAAGGGAAAGATTGCAGCGTGAAGCGTATAATAGATATGGTACAATGTTCACGGAAAGAAATCTAAGCATTGTGAATGCTTATAATAGTGTGATGGGGAAAATAAAACCATATTCAAGAAGCAGTGCTTCAATGGGTTTAAGCAATGGTTAACATGGAATTAAGTAGATACATAAAGAGTGAATCGGTGGAGCTTAACCGCTCTGTCATTCGCTTTGCCGACTACAATCCCCGAAAGCTATCCGAGGACTCACGCAAAACCTTAAAGCGTGGTATCAAGAAATTCGGATTGGTCGGTGGAATTGTCGTGAACAAGCGTACCGGGCTTACCGTAGTCAGCGGACACCAGCGTTTATCTGTCATGGACGAATTGCAGAAGTTCCCCGATAACGACTACCGTATTCGTGTCGATGTCATTGACGTGGACGAACAACAAGAGAAAGAGTTGAATATCCTAATGAACAACCCCAACGCACAAGGCACATGGGATTTTGACGCTCTTGCCCGTATCGTTCCCGATATTAACTGGAAAGACGCTGGCCTGACCGATGCCGACTTGAATATGATAGGTGTAGATTATCTTTTGCAGACCGAGGAAGAAAGCTCTATTGCAAACGCTCTGTCTGACATGATGGCACCAGTCACCGAGCAGAACGAAGCCGAGAAAGCCGCCAAGCAGTTGGAACGTGCCGAAAAGGTTGCCCACATGAAGGAAGTCAAACAGCAGGTTAAGGAGAACGCACAGAAGCAAGCCGAAAACATGGATGCCTATGTAATGTTGTCCTTTGATACTTATGAAGCTAAAGCCGCTTTCTGTGAACGGTTCGGATATGGCCCCGATATGAAGTTCATAAAGGGAGAAGTGTTCTCTGACCAAATAGAAAGGATAGATTGATATGGCAAAGCCGAAGTTTGATTTTGATGATGAACAGAACCTAATCCGTATTGAGGGTTGGGCTCGTGATGGTTTGGATGATAAACAGATTGCGGCTAACATAGGATATAGTGAAGCTCATTTTTCTGTGTTGAAAGGTAAATTGCCTAAATTATCTAAAGCATTAAAAAACGGGCGTGCGCCTATTGATTTTGCCATTGAAAGCAAGATTTACCGTAAGGCTATGGGAATGAAAGTAAAAGTCCAACAGGCTATCAAGGTGAAAGACATATATTTCGATGAAGAAGGTAGACGCTGCGAAAAAGAGAGGGTAGAGATTGTTGAGTTAGATCAAGAAGTTCCACCTGATACAACAGCAGGTATCTTCTGGTTGAAGAACCGCAAGCCTGAACAATGGAATAGACCTGCTCCGAGAGTCGATAATGATGATGATATTCCTTCGAATATCGAACGTGGAATAAATATCGAAGAATGGATAAAGCACAAGTTAGAAAAATAGTGCCAGTAATAGACCCGCAAGATATATATCTTCCTCTATACTTAGATAAGGAGAAGTTTATCATTCTTATTACCGGAGGACGTGGCTCTGGGAAATCTTATAACGGAGCTACGTTTATAGAGCGTCTTACTTTTGAAATGACACCTGTGCAGAGAATGGTTCATCAGATATTATATACTCGTTATACAATGATTTCCGCTTCGATGTCTGTTATACCAGAGTTTCTTGAGAAGGTACAGGATGAAGGGACGAAACGTTTTTTCAAAACAACAAAAACGGACGTTGTCAATAAGATGACTAAAAGCCGTATAATGTTCCGGGGTATAAAAACTTCATCAGGTAATCAGACTGCAAAGTTAAAATCAATTCACGCATTAACAACTTTCGTTTGCGATGAAGCAGAGGAATGGACAAATGAAACTGACTTTGATAAGATAATGCTATCTATTCGCCAGAAAGGAATACAGAATCGGATTATTATTATCATGAATCCGACTGATTCCAATCACTTTATCTACAAAAAGTACATCGAGAAAACTCATAAGCTGGTAGAGATTGACGGTGTACAGGTTCAAATCTCCACTCACCCGAATGTACTTCATATCCATACCACCTACTTGGATAACTTGGAGAACCTTTCCCCGGAGTTCTTGAAAGAGGTCGAGGACATGAAGGCGAACAACCCCGAAAAGTACGCTCATGTGGTTATCGGTCGCTGGGCTGATGTTGCGGAAGGTGCGGTGTTCAAGAAATGGGGAATAGTGAAAGAGTTTCCTTCTTACGCCAATAAGGTGGCTCTTGCTTCCGATTGGGGTTATACCAATGACCCGTCAACTGGCGTTCGCTGTGGAATTGTCGATAACAGGCTTTATGTGGATGAGCTATTCTACGAAACAGGGATGCTTACAAATGCCATTGCTGAAAAACTCAAGCCGTGGGGATTGAAAGTTTACGGAGATAGCGCAGACCCTCGTTTGATACAGGAAATTAAAAACAGAGGTGTGAATATCTATCCGGTAGATAAGTTCCCCGGCTCTATCAATGCAGGTATTGACAAGATAAAAGAAATGGAATTATTCGTTACAGAACGCTCATATCACATTATAGAAGAACTTCGTAAATACGTTTGGGATAAAGACAAAGACGGACATTATATCAACTCTCCCGTTGATGCTTGGAATCACTGCATCGACCCGATAAGGTATTATATCTTGGGGCATATACTTGGACGTATTTTGAAGCCAAAAGATTTAACCGGAATATTCGCGCATTAAAAATATTGATTATGACACTTGAAGAAATACTCAAACTCCCCGACATCGGGCAGAAGATAAGCTACCTGAAGAAGGGTAGGAAAACCGAAATCCCCGACCATTGTAAACTTTGGGACGATTGGAACCCGAAACGCCATGAAATCATGGTTGATAAAAAGAAGTACCCGGACAGAAAGGTGCTTGAAAAGGAAGCGGAGAAACACTACGATGAAAAGACTGGCAAGACCTACGAAATTGAAGCAAAGTACAAGACCGAGCCGGTGAACCGCATCTCCATTCCTTTGGAACAGGACATCGTGAACATTCAGACGGCTTTCACGGTTGGTACAGAGCCGTCTATGGATTGTACTCCAACTGATGATGACGAAAAGAAACTATTGGATGCTGTTAAGGCTGTATTCAAGTCCAATAAAATCAAGTATCAGAACAAGAAGATAGTCCGTGCCTGGCTTTCCGAACAAGAAGTAGCCGAGTATTGGTATGTGGCTGATGACGATTCATTTTGGGCGAAGTTTTGGAAGAAGGTGAAAACCTCTTTCGGTGGAAAGGTAAAGCCTACCAAGAAGCTGAAAAGCGTGCTGTGGTCTCCGTTTCGGGGCGATACGCTATATCCTTTCTTCAATGATGAGGGCGATTTAGTGGCTTTTTCTCGTGAGTACAAGAAGAAGCTGATGGATGATTCGGAGATAACCTGCTTCATGACTATCACTGAAAAAATGGTCTATCAGTGGGATTTGTCTAAGCTGGAGGAAAGACAGTCTTTCGCTCATGGGTTCGGGAAACTTCCGATTCTCTATGCTTACCGTCCTGAAGCGTATTGCGAGAAGATAAAGCCTTTCCGTGTACGGCTGGAGAAACTGCTTTCCAATTATGCCGATTGCATCGACTACCATTTCTTCCCGCTGCTGAAGCTGATTGGCGATGTAGAAGGTTTCATGGGCAAGGTCAAAGATAGAATGGTAAAACTCACAGGCGAGGGTGCGGATGCCCAATACTTGACATGGAATCAAGCAAATGACACTGTAAAATTTGAGGTAGAAACCCTCTTTGAGAAAGCATATTCTATGACTAACACACCTCAAATCAGCTTTGACAAACTAAGCGGTTCGGGAAATGTTTTGTCGGGAGTGGCTTTTGATTACGTTTTCCTTTCTACCCATTTGCAAGTATCCAATCATGCGGAGGTTATTGGAGAGTTCTTGCAAAGACGAGTGAACTTTATTGTTTCTGCATTAGGTTCGATTAACCCATCTGAGTTCAGCAAGGCTTCACAGAGCATTGATATTGAAACGGAAGTTGTTCCTTATCGGCTTGACAACTTGGATGACAAAGTATCTACCGCCGTGAAGGCTGTGTCCGGCGGCGTATGGTCACAACGGCATGGGGTAATGTTTGCTGGCAATGCCGATAGAGTTGACGAAGAACTTGCCGAAATCAAGGAAGAGCAAGCGGCACAGAATGAACAAATCAGAAATAAGGAACAGAAAAATGCTTCTTAGTCAGAAAAATTACGGGACTTATAGTTTTGTGATAAGAAAAATAGAATAGTTGGCGGTGATTCGTGTAAATTACCGCTATTTTTTTCTTTGAATTGTAAATATTAGAATATAATTTTGAATTATAGAATTATATGTATATCTTTGTCACATGATAATTGAGTAACCAATGAGAATATTTACCGAACAGGCATTAAAAGAATATGCAGAGAGCCATCCCGATTCAAAGGTAGCTTTGCAAGAATGGACTACCATTGTAAAAAGAAGCAAGTGGACTTGCTTTGCCGATATTAAGAAAACATTTAATAGTGTTGATAATGTAGGCAATCAACACTATGTTTTCAACATCAAAGGCAATAACTATCGTTTAGTGGTAGTGATTAAATTTACTATCCAGTTTGTGTACATTCGTTTTATTGGTACTCATAAAGAATATGATAAAATAGATTGCGCTAATATTTAGGATTATGACAAAGATAGAAAATCAAGCCCAGTATGAATGGGCGGTGAAAAGAGTAGAGGAACTTCTTCCATTGGTGAAAGAGGATACTCCTTTGAATGACCCAAATAGCATAGAATTGGAGCTTCTTTCTAATTTGGTTGCCGATTATTCCGAAGAACATTTTGCATTGGGAGAGCCAACGCTTGTGGATGTTCTTAAACTTCGTATGTACGAAATGGGACTTAATCAAAAATCACTTGCAAAATTGGTGGGTATTAGTCCCTCACGTCTTAGCGATTACATTTCAGGTAAGTGCGAACCAACTTTGAAAGTTGCTCGTGAGATAAGCCGGAAGCTGAATATTGATGCTAATATAGTGTTAGGTGTATAAATTTTTATTTGTGATATTTTTTAGGCGTGACTCCATTCAAGGTTTCACGCCTTTTTTATGCGAAAAACAAACATTCTGCTTATTGTTTCGTATTCCATCTTTGATTATTTCCCAACTTCTTCATTAATAGCGAAATTTACCGTAGAATAAATTTTAATTCATACAGTATGACAATCTTAGAACAAATCTTGGCAGGGCTGCAACAGAAATTTGCTGGGGTGGACACTGCTATTCTTACCCGAATTGCCACCAAAAAGGCAGAGGGTGTAACGGACGAGACAAAGGTAAACTCTATCGTTGAGGGTATCAGCTTTTCGGACGTGCTCAATTCATACGGTGATTTCCGTGCCGGGGATGCTTCCAAAACCGCAGTTTCCAACTACGAGAAGAGGCATAACCTTAAAGACGGTAAGCCAATTGAGAATCCTAACCCTAATCCGAAGCCGGAAGATAAGCCGGATGATATGGCTACCATCATTGCCAACGCAGTGAGTGCAGCCGTTAAGCCGCTTTCCGATGAACTTGCCCAGTTTAAGGCAGAGAAATCACAAGCCACCCGGCAAGAACAGATTTTAGCGAAGGCTGAGGAGTATGGTATTCCCAAAGAATTTGCCAATGATTTCAAGATTGCAGATGATGCTGATTTGGACTTGTATTTCAAGGACAAACAGCAGGCGTTTGCAAACTATGGCTTCAAAGGTGTAACCCCTCCCGAATCAGCAGAGCGAAGGATTGAAAAGGAAAATGAATCTATTGCCGGCATGATTTCGGAAGGAACAAAAACTATTGTTGAATCTAAAAAGTAAAATTTATGGCAGCAGGTACTAAGTATAACTTGACTCCGGAATACAAGCCGGAAGAGTTTTACCGTGTTGAGACGGGTGTTAGAAAGAGCGGCCCTTGGAAGTTGGATATTGCCAACCTCGTAGTAGGCTCCGTTCTTCCTGTGTTCACTCCGATACAAGCGGATTTAAAAAAACGTACTATCGTTCCCGTCCGCAACTTTAGAGTAGTGGAAGCATACACTACTGGGGATTCCGCTTTGTCTATCAAAGTGGCTAAAGGCTCTTTGGCTTATATAGGCATGTTTATCGGCAGCGGCAAAAAAGGTGCAGAGGTAACAGCTATTGACAAGACTAACAAAGCCTATGATGTATTGACTATCAAAGCAGCTTTCGATGAGAACATCGCCAAAGATGCGGTTTTGTTTGAAGCGACTGCGGTTGCTGGTACGTCAAAGAAGAACACTGCAAATTTTGTAATGTACGATGCGAAGAAAGTCGAAGATGACGGCCCGGTTCTCTGTACCCTCTTGATGCAGGCTTACGAAGTGAAAGAATCCAAACTTCCGATGCCTATTCACGAACTGGATAAAGTGGGATTAACCCCTCGTTTCCAGTTTGAGTAATTAACCATTAAAAAGTAGAGTTATGAATCTGACTATACAGACTTTATTTTCAGACCCTATGATTGTGAACGCGGTTATTGACCGTGTTTTGCAAACGAGACAAGATAGAATCTACTGGCAGCAGTACGGCTCATTCCTTGAAACAAAGACCCGTGTGTTCAAGACATACTTGGGAACGGTTACGGGTGTGATGGCTGGTTCTATCATTGGAAAGAACGACCAAAAGCCTATCCGTGAGAGACGTTCACTTGGAAGCGGCTACACGGAAATCGCCTATTTGGGAGATAGATACCAAATGGACATTGAAAGATTGTCCCAGTTGCAGGACATTCTCGACAAGTTCAATGCCGCTAACACATCCGACCAACGCACTATCTTGAACGAGATTATCGACTTCATCTATGACGATTACCGTCAAATCCTGCTTGCTCCGCACAAGCGTATGGATATTGTCACTGGTGAGTTATTGATGACCGGTAAAGCGAAAGTGCACTTGGCAGATAATAAAGAGAATATCGAATTGCTCGATATTGATTTGCCGTTTAAGTTCTTGAAACCAAAAGTTGCCGTAAGGACTACATTCATCTCTTATCTGAAAGAGCAAATTGAAGCGTTGAAAGCGAAGTATGGCGTATTCTCCAAAATGATTATGTCAAGAGGTACGTTCAACAAGAACATTGTAGGCAGCAAGGAGTTCGGGGAAACATTCAAGATGATTCTTGGAAGTAACCAGTTCTATGTGAGCGGCGGTTTGATTACCTCTCAAATGGCATCCAGTGTATTCTCCGGCATTGGTCTTCCGACTATCGAAATCAAGGAGGACTACGTGGAAAATCAGAACGGCGAGAACGTGCAGATTTACGCAGACGACCGCATTACTCTTTTGCAGAGTGACAACGTGATGCGTATGCGACACCACAGACCGTATGTGATGACCGACCCCGTTCCGGGACGTAACTATTCACAATCAGAAGGACAGATGTCTATCTGCAACTATCGTGACGAGGAAGGTAGATACATGGAGTACACTGCCGAGTGGATTCCTGAGTTTATCGCTCCGAACAAGATTGTGAACATTGACCTTTCAACGATGAACGCATGACGGTAAACGAATACATATCACAGAAGTTTCAGTCTTTCGGCATTCAGTTGTCGGAGGCTGACCTTTTGGATATGTGCCTGAACGCGAAGATAAGCGGAGAGGATGAGATGGGAGAGGATGAGATGGGCGAGGATTGCCACGGTCGTGTCTTCGTGGCAATTGCGAAGTTCATCCCCTCTCTATTGCTTCGTGCGACTTCTATCAGTGAAAGCGGTTTCTCGATGTCTTGGAACATTCAAGGCATTAAGGACTACTACTCATGGCTGTGCAAGCAGTACGGATTGAAAGACGAGTTAAGTAACAAACCCAAAGTGACCTTCTTATGATATTCACTCCACACATATTGCAAGTAAAGGTTGTCACCTCTATGGAAAAGGACGAGTTTGGCAGACCCATTCCCGGAACTGGTGGTGAAAGCTGGCAGGACGTGTGTAAATGCCGTTGTGATGATAACACGACCAAAGAGTTTAAATCAGATAATGGCTCTGTGTACCGCCCTAACTATCATGTGGTATGTGAGAAGAGAATCACCATTAAGGCTGGCGATGAAGTCCGCTGCATGGATGGTGAGAACGTAAGAGGCCAAGGCGAGGTTTACATAGTGAAGAGTACGAACCACTTTAACTACTCGGAGTTATGGATGTAGATTTCGATTTCTCCGATGTCGATTCCTTTTTCGATGAAGGAGAATGGGAAGTCGAGAAGAAGATGATTGATGTGGGCGATGAAGCCGTGAAGTACGCAGAGGAATACGGCAACTATCAAGACCACACACTCACTTTGAGAACGTCCAATGATTACGATGTCGATAAAGACGGTCTGACGCTGAAAAACGAAGCAGAATACGCTTCATTCGTGGAATCCAAAGGGTTTGATGTTTTGAGTGGTGCCGCCCTATATGCGGAGAAACGATTAAAAGAAGAATTTGAAAAATGAAAAAGTACATTGGAACAAAACAGATTGAAGCTGAACCTATGACAATGGGTGAAGCTTACAGTAAAGGTTTGATAAAAAGTGAAATAGAAGAGAATGAATCTTACAAACCGGGATATCACACTCGTACTGAATATGGTTATGAAAGTTGGTCGCCCAAAGAACTGTTTGAAGAATCATATCGAGAAGTCAAGAAAGAAACTCCGCTCTGTTTCGGTGATGCTATAGAAGTGTTGAAACAAGGTGGAGTTATCCGCAGAAGTGGCTGGAACGGCAAAGGTCTGATGGTATTCAAACAGGTTCCGGCCCATATCGAAAGTGGCACCATTCCTAAGATGCAGTCACTTCCACAATCAGCAAAAGACCTTATTCTGAAAGGAAAGGCTTTCATTGACTATACAAGCCAGTGCCTTATCTACAACGAGAATACCGGACGTGCTGATTCATGGGTTCCGTCTATTAGCGATGTGTTTGCCGAAGATTGGGAGATTGTAGAATGATAGTAACTACCGACATAGGAAACATTCTCTACCGAGATTGCAAGGCTTTCGGGATAGACATAGTACCAGCAGGGGAAACGCTGACGGGTGAATTGAAGTCTGAAAGAATTGTCATTCACACGAAGAAGCAACAGCCGGGGACTTATTGGAAGAAGTCTTTTGCGGAAGTGAATTTGTGTGTACCCGATTTGAATGAGAATGAAGCCAGCTCCATCAGACTGAACGAGCTTGAAAGAGAAGCTATGAAACTTTTTGATGATGTGGTAAGCACCTATGACGGTACTATTTATCGTTACTCCATCGAATCAATCGGCACGGAAGCGGACACAGCTTTGAAGTGCCACTATGTGAATGTAAGAATTTTGTTTGAGGTATTAAATGTAAAATAATTATGGCAACAAGACCATTTATCGGATTAAAAAGGGTGTGGTACGGTGATGTAGTAACAACAGTAGCCGCTCCCGAAACTGGTTATACGGCAACAGAGTTGAAAGCTCTGATTGCTACAATGACCGAAGTGAAAAACGTACATCAGGACACTTGGGGATATGAGGAAAGCGACCCCTCTGTGACTGACTATATCAATGAGTTGACAGGACAGCCGTACTACCGTGACGTAACTCAGGCGGCTATTCCTACCGTATCGTTTACACTTGGTGAGTATTCGTTCGAGGACAAGGCTGCTTTGCAAGGTGGTAAGGCAACGGATGATGGCTGGGAACGTACAGACATGACGGCTCTCGTAGAAAAGAGTATCGTGGCCATGACGAAGACCGGTAACTTTATCTTCATGCCCAAAGCCAATATCACAAGTAAAGGTAGTTTTGTTGAAAAGAATATCGGTTTGGGCGTTTCTGCTGTTCCTTTGGAAACCGGTGTCGAAGGGCTTGCTTCGGAAAAGTGGTTTGACGGGGAAAAGGTGAAGCTGGACGAGAAAGCCAGTAAGATAAATAAAATTTAGGTAAAGATGTTTTCAGGATGGCGGTGGGTGGTTACTCACCGCCTTTTAATAAAAAAAAATGGAAAAGGCTTCAAGAATAGTAAATGCAGCCGTTTTAGGAAAGGACTTTAAAACGGTATTTATAAATGGTAATGCTTATGTCATCCAGCCATTAACAATCAATAAGATAGCAGGTCTTGGATTCTATCTTTCGGATTTGCAAGAGGGAAATACTATATTAGATATGTTACGTTCCTTAAAGGATATGGATATGGCTTCATGTGCGCTCTCATGGGCTATTCGTGGTGATGAAAGCCTTTCCAATGAATTATCACAAGGTACGTTTGATGAAGTAGTAGAAGCCCTTGAAGTAGCTTTCTCCATGATTTCTACTGAAAATTTTTGCAAGCTGTCAGTTTTAGCCAAGAACGTAGCACTACTGACAGCAAATCCACGGTCGTAGGAAACTCCTGCCTGCTCGGACAGATTGCAACGTTCATGGAAAATCTGCATCTGTCTTATGATGAAGTGGTGTACAAGATACCATATCGGAACTTGCTTATCATGCAGAAAGATAAACAGCATATTACATCCGGAGAAGTTATGGAGGAAATTTCAGAGGAAGAGTATTTCAAAATGAAAGGTAAGAACCCATTAAAATAGATATATGGCAAAGCTCGTTTTTCGTGTACAGGCAGACTATGAGGAAGTTATAAAACTTCGCAATGAAATAGAAAAGCTGAAAAAGGAATTAAAAAGCATGGACGCTACGCAGTCCCCTGCTGCTTTCAAGGCTCTTAATGCCCAGTTGTCCACATCCACAAAACGGATGGATGAACTGGTGGGTGAAGCTGCCAAAGCCGGTGCAGTCATGGAAGGCAGTTTCAAAAAGAAAATCTTCGATGCTTCCCAGGTTGTAAATGGGTTCACTGAAAAGATTATCGCTCAAAAAGCAGTTGTTAAGGATATTGAAGCGGATGTAAGAAGGTTAGGCGATGCTTATCGTACAGCATTGAAGCGAAACCCATTATCAGCAAGTGGTAAGTTGGAAGAATATAACGCTGCACGAAAGGCTTTAGACGAAGAAAAGGCGGCTTTATTCGGATTAACCCAGCAACAAGCCGAAGCGCGTCTGTCAGTAAAAAAACTCCGTGATGAATATGCTTTATACAAGAATGATGCAAAAGAAGTAGTAGAAACTAATAATGGCATTGCTATTTCTTGGAAGAAAGCATTGGCGGTTATCGGTGGTGCTGGGGTATTAAAGGCATTAGGCTCTGAAATGATTCGTGTCCGTGGTGAGTTTCAATCCATGCAAACAACCATTGAAACAATGGTTGGAAAGGATATGGCGGGGCAACTGATTCCACAAATCAAGGAACTGGCTAAGATTTCTCCATTAACTATGTCTGATATGGTGGGGGCTGAAAAAATGATGCTTGGTTTCAATATACAAGCGGAAGATACCATAAAATACCTAAAGGCATTGTCTGATATTTCTATGGGAGAATCAGGTAAGTTTAATTCTCTGACCTTGGCATTCTCTCAAATGTCCGCAGCCGGAAAACTCATGGGGCAAGACTTGAACCAGATGATTAATGCCGGATTCAATCCTTTGCAAACTATGTCTGAAAAGACCGGTAAGTCTATCGCTACACTTAAAGACGAAATGTCTAAGGGCGCTATTTCCGCCGAAATGGTTCAACAGGCATTCATTGATGCTACTTCCGCAGGTGGCAGATTCTATCAGATGTCCGAAAATGCTTCCAAGACTATCAACGGTCAACTGTCTATGATGCAGGATGCCATAGATACTGTGTTCAATGAGCTGGGAGCGAAGTCGGAAGATGTAATCGTGGACGGTATTCAAATGACTACCTCACTGATTGAAAACTATGAGACAGTCGGAAAAGTGCTTGCCGGATTGGTGGTTACTTATGGCACATATCGTACTGCTGTGATACTTACCACTATAGCAACAAGTAAACACACGATAGCCGAGATAGCCCTTACTAATGCCCGTGTATTAGCGAGAAAAGCACAAATGGCTCTCAATGCGGCAATGCTTACTAATCCTTATGTGGCATTAGCTACGGTAGTAGCTGGATTGGCTGCTACGATGTGGGCAATGTCCGATAGTACAACGGCCGCTACACGTGCTCAAAAAGAATATAACGATATTAAAGATACTACATCGAAAAAGGAGCAGGAGCATAAACAGAAAATAGAAGAATTGTTAACCGCTGCTCGTGATGAAAGCTTGGCTACCCTCACTCGTCAAAAGTCATTGGAAGAACTTCGCAGGGAATATCCGAAGATTTTCGAGCAATATGATATTGAAAAGCTAAAATTAGAGGATATTCTAACCTTGAAACAACAAATCAATGAAGAGGATTCTAAACTTTCCGTACAAAGCCGGAAAGAGGAGTATACTTCATTGAAGCAGACTGTTTCCAATCAACGAAGATATTTGCAATTATTTGACAATCCCGAATTGCGAAAAAACATGTCCGATTCCGATAAGGATATATGGGAAATGTTTACGGGTAAACAGTCCTACGTACAAATTCGTGAGCAAATGGAAAAGAACTCCGAACTGTTGAAGAAATATCAGAAAGATGTATTAGATGATAATATCGCTGCTTATAAAACCAATCTTAAAAACTATTCAAAAGAAAGACTTGAAGCGGAATTAAAGCTTGCTCAATCGTCTGCATCCAAACGCAATGGTTTCGTTATAAACGGAATGACGGTTAAGGGTGGTGATTTGGATAGTATCGTATCTTCAATTAACGGAGCATTAGCAGAAAGAAAATCTCCTGCCACCTACAAACAAGACTACGATAAAGCCAAGAAAGAGTGGAAAGATGCTAAAAAGAAACTCTCTGAAATAGAAAAAGACAAATCTAAGTTTACTTCCAAGCAGTATGAAGAAGCTAAGAAACGAGAGGAAACGACCGAAAAAGCCTATAAGGATTTGGGCGGTATTACCGGAAGCTCGTTGACAAAGCAACAGAAGGAAGCCGACAAGCAACTCAAACAGCAGGAAAAGCTTGCTGAGCAACTTCTTTCTCTCCGCCGTAAGAACCAACAGGACGAAATAGGTCTTATGGCTGATGGTACAGAGAAGAAGCTGGCACAGATTGACTTGGACTATCAGAAAGAGCTTGATGCCATCAAAAAGCAAAAGGCGGAATGGGAGAAAGCGCAGGGTGGAAAACTTACTGAGGAGCAAACATCGCTTCTTGGCGAACGTGCCTCAAACAATGCGAAAGGCAGGGAAAAGGCTATTTCCGATGTGAACAAGGAAGAGCTTGAAGCCATGAACCATTACCTAAGAGAATACGGTACATTTCAGCAGAAGAAAGAAGCTATCGCCAAAGAATACGCAGATAAAATAGCCCAAGCCACCACTGAGGGCGATAAAAAGCTGCTCCAAAAGGAAATGGAAGAAGCTATCCAAAGCATTGGTTTGTCTGAATTGAAGCAAAGCATGGACTGGGAGCAAGTTTTTGGCAACCTCGACAAGGTTTCTACCGATACCCTAAAAAGGCTGAAAGATAATCTAAAGGGTTTCATTTCGGAGCAAAAGAACTTGTCCCCGGAAAACCTAAAGGAGCTGGTAGATGCCATCGAAAGAATCGACGACAAGGTTTCAGAGCGCAATCCGTTTGAATCCATGCCTGCTTCCTTTAAGTCACTCAAAGAAGCCACGAACGCACTGCGTGAAGCGCAGGAAGCGTATAACAAAGCTCTGAAAGAAGGTACTGATGAGGAAAAGAAGAATACCAAAGCCACCCTTGAAAGTGCAAAGAACAGCAAGCAGAAAGCCTTATATGAAGCCACGGATGCTTTACATAAAGGAATTAATGAGATAGGGCAATATGTGAATGCCGGTAATGAGGTTATCGGTATCATGGAAACACTTGGAGTAAAGACGCCGGAATGGTTGGAGGGAACAATGTCCGGATTTGGCGAGATGTTGAACGGTCTTGGAAGTATAGACCTTATGAAACCCATGTCTATTGTTACCGGCGGTTTGCAAACGATAAAAGGGGCTTTAACAAGTATCACATCATTAGGTGGGGTAATCAATTGGAGCGGGAGTAATGCCAAAGAAGTCCAGAAAACCATCGACCGCCTGACAGAGCGCAACGAGATATTGGGTAAATCCATCGACCGTCTGACTGATATAATGGAAAAGTCTGCCGGGTCTAAGGCTATATCCGCCTATGAGGAAGCCCGGAAGAACCAGCAGGAGAAGAACGAAAACTTGCTTGACATCGCACAGGCGCAAGCGAGCTACCACAACTCACATAAGAGCTGGCAGTATTACATGAGGTGGACTGACGAACAGTTGAAATGGGCGCAGGAGAATGTGGATGCCAGCTTTACCGGGACAAACTCGCTGTGGAATCTTACTCCGGAGCAGATGAACAAGCTCCTTAGCAACGTCAACATCTACGAGCAGATAAAGAACGCTGGTAAAGGCGGTTATGGTGGTCGCGTCATGGAAGACCTGGAAGAATACGCCGAACAGGCTGGCAAGATAGCCGACCTTGAAGCCAGCATCAACGAGTCATTAATGAACGTTTCCTTTGATAGCCTGCGTAGCAGTTTCTTGGACTCCCTTATGGACATGGAGAAGGATGCCAAGGAGTTCTCTGATGACTTCTCGGAAATGCTTCAACGCGCATTGCTGGATTTCTCGCTTGGAGAAACGTTCGACAACGAATTGAAGGACTGGTATAACGATGTGGCTAAAGCAATAAGTGATAATAGCGGGAAGTTGTCTGAAACACAAATGGATGATTTCAAAAAACGCTATGATGACATTGTGAACGCTGCGATGTACGAGCGTGACAAGATTGCCGAACTCACCGGATATACCGGCGGTAAGGACGACACCCGCGAGGCTTCTCAAAAGGGTATTGCTACAGCCTCGCAAGATTCAGTAGACGAAAACAACGGCCGGTTGGCTGTCATGCAGGGACATACATACTCCATTAACGAAAATGTTTCCCGCATGTCTACTGGCATAGACACCATAGTCGCACACACGGTCAACCTATCGTACTTGACGAACATTGACAATACCATGCAGTCCATTCTTTCCATGCGGGATGCCTCCCTCGCCCATCTGTCGAACATTGACAGCCATACGGCAAGGCTGGAAGCTATCGAGAACGCCATTGTCTTTATGAAGAACGATATAAACACCATGCTGATTAAAGGATTGAAATTAAGTAAAAACTGATGAAGGGACAACTCTACATAGACGGAAAAGATGTACATACTGAGTACGGCGTGTCTACATTACAAGGCAACTACGCTGAACTGGTAGCGTTCCCGCCTTCAAAAACGCCGGATAGTAACGATTGGCCGGAAGAGGACGGAAAAGAGTTTGACCTTTCGGAAATATATCTTGATACGAAAGATGTTATCCTTGAGTTTGGCTTCTTCAGGGAATGGCAATTTTCAAATTTTGTCTCCATGCTATCAGATATGGGGTATCATGATTTTTATTTCCCACATTTGAAGCGTACGTTTAAATTAAGGCTTTCTTCTCAGAATAGCTTTGAGATATATAATAACACCGAACGCTCCAAGTTCACTTTTGCCAATGATTTCCCGCGCTCGGATGATTATGTATATCAGGAACCGATAAACAGTATTCTATTGCCGAAAGGTTACGAGTTGGATGGTGTGGACTTGTCAGCTTACGGTATCCTTGTTCTGCAAGGTACAAATGAGGAGATACTCAAAACTCCGGTTGTGAAGAAAAACCTTTTGCAGAACTTCAAGTTTCAGGACGGTGCTGTATATGATGGCGAATACGTGAAGTTTCAAACGAAAGATGTAAGCATAAAGTGTCTAATGCGCGCCCCGGACTTCGACACGTTTTGGCGAAACCATGATGCTCTTTTGCATGACCTCACAAAGCTGTCTGCCAAAACTGACGGTGAAGGATATGAGTATGAAGATGCGGAACGCTCCTTTTACGTTGACGAATGGAGTGAAAACTATCCATGTTATTACAAGAGTTGCAAAACTGACAGTTTTAATCCTCTTGACGGTATATGGTGGGCATTTACCTTAACTCTTGTATTTACCAGCTTCCGACTGGGAGATACAGAATATCTGCTTGCTTCGGAAGATGGCAGATTTATAACTACGGAAGATGAAGAATATTTTATTGATTTAGGAGATTAGGATATGATTACTCTACATAACGGAAATGAAACGATAGAACTTCTTACGGATGACAACAGTTATTCCTATGAAGCTGTAATGGGTGACGACACGCTGACACTGTATTTTTCCCATCCGGGCTATATTGACGTTCCGGTAGGCTCGTGGTGCGAGTTCTACGGCAAGCGTTATTCACTCAAGAAAGACAGCAATTTCAAGAAGAATGGCGAAAGGAATTACAGCTACACGCTTGTCCTTGAAACATCCAAAGCCGATACGGAACTTTGGAAGATACGCAATACGGTAGACAACCGTATCAAGTTCCCTTATACCGCCAAGCCGAAAGAACACTTAAAGCTGATAGTGGACAATCTGAACAGACGTTCTTCGGGGTGGGTAATCGGTGAATGTATTGATGGTACCGAGAAGCTGATAAACTACAACCATACCGTTTGTCTGGACGCTTTGAGCCAACTGGCAGAAACTTATGAAACCGAATATCAGATTACGGAAACTGTCATAGATGGGGTACATACAAAGACTGTTCATTTGAAGAAAGTCGAGTACAACAAAGATAATCCTTTAACCTTATCCTATGGCAAAGGGCATGGCTTCAAGACGGGTGTCGGCTGGGAAAGCGGCGACATACCGCCCGAAATCATCCTTGTGGAAACGACTGATAGAAACATAGATTATTCCAAATACGGTGCTAAGGAACTGTTGATGCCCAAGTCGCAGACCATTCGCTATGACGGTACGCACTTTGAGGGTGAAGAGGGTTTCAATGTGGATATTGCCCGTACCTATAAGACGGATGAGTACGGTACGGCTGTTATGCGTGCCGACCGTGAGCTGACCACTGCCAAAGAGGATAGTTTGGACTGTACGGAGATTTACCCCTCACGCGTGGGAGAAGTCTGCAAAGTGACTACGATAAATACGGAAAAGCACTTCTATGACTTTTACGATATCGGTATCCCGAATAACCTTGATTTTGAGGATTGCCTTATCGAGGGGGAAAAAATGACCGTTATCTTCCAGTCCGGTATGCTTTCCGGCAAGGAATTTGAAGTGAAGTACACACATACAGGACGTAAATTCGAGATAGTCCCGCAGGAGATAGATGGTATCACTATGCCGGACGGTGGTGTATGGATGCCCGAAGTCGGTAACAAATACGCTGTGTTCGGTATTCAGTTGCCCGAAGCCTATATAAGTGACAACGCCACAAGAACGGGTGCATCATGGGATGTGTTCCGGGAAGCCGTCAAGTATCTCTACGAACACGAGGATAAGAAGTTTACCTTCACTGGTACACTTGACGGCATTTGGGCAAAGAAACGCTGGCTGACTGTTGGCGGTAAAATCGTATTGGGCGGTTTCGTGAGCTTCACGGATAATCAGTTCCATCCCGAAGGGTCACTCATTCGTATAGTCGGCATCAAACGGTATGTGAACAACCCGTACAGTCCCGAAATAGAACTGTCCAACACTCCGGTAGGTACATCCGTTGCCAGCGAGCTTAATAAGATAGAAACGAACGAAGTACAAGTTGAAGAGAATCATAAACAAGCCCTTCAATTCACCAAACGTTACTATCGTGACGCAAAAGAGACAATGGAAATGCTTGCCGACAGTTTACTTAGCTTCTCCGGCGCAATCAACCCGATAACGGTTGCTACCATGCAGATGCTTGTGGGTGACGAGAGTTTACAATACAGATTTGTCAACTCCAAGACAAATCCGGTGGTAGTTAACCATGATATTAGCTACAATTCGAGTACAAAGGTCTTGAACGCTCCGGCAGGTATTATCCAACACATGACACTTGGTATCACTTCTTTATCCAATACTCATGCGGCAAGCGACTATAAGTATTGGGATATGGCAGAATACAATTCACCCTCACTCACCAACCCGGAAAAGAAATTCTACCTATATGCCAAGTGTAGCAAGGATAACCAGTCGGGGATGTTCCTCTTAAGCGAAACAGCTATTGCGTTGGAACAGATAGACGGTTATTACCATCTGCTTGTCGGTATCCTGAACAGTGAGAATAACGGGGAGAGAAGCTTTGCCACGTTATATGGATTCACAGAGATACTACCGGGGCGGGTAACTACGGAGAAAATAGTTTCTTCTGATGGTAAGACTTATTTTGATTTGGTAGCAAATGAGATAGCAGGGCGTATCAGGTTTTTGGACGGTCTTATTTCCGGTTTGGTCGGTATCGGTAATGATGATGGTATCAATGCCGGTATGTCCGGAGAGGGAAATTCCGGCTCTGATGTACGTATATGGGTCGGAGCCAATGAAGCAAATAGAGGGGGAGCGCCCTTTAGGGTACTTCATAACGGCAAAATGATAGGTACTGATGTGGACTTATCAGGTAAAGTAAACGCAAAAGAAGGTGCTGTAGGAGAATTTAAAATCTCATCAAGCCTGACGGCTGAAAGTGGTAATGATGAAATGCTTCTTTCATCTTCACTGATACGTTTTACCAATCAATATGTATCAACATTCATCGGCGCCGATACTGTCCCGGCTACTTCGGGCGGGGTTATTATATCTCCAATAAGAATAAATGTAAATCGTGGAATGTCTTCCTATTCAGCCGGCATAAATACGTGTTTTCATTTATCGGTAGATGGAGCTAAGAATTATGATGATTATGTAGAAACAGGCAATCATGCGCTGTTTGTACCCAAAGGAGATATTTGTGGATTCAGATTAAGAACAAGAAGAATTGACAGCAGTCAAACATTATCTCTTATGGACAGCATTATAATAGCTATATCACAAGGAGTCACATTAACTCTTCCGATCAATGCCGAGGACGGGCAAATATATTTCATAAGAAACCATTCAAATGGAGATGTTCATGTATATGGCAGAATTAGTCCTTTAGGTTACCCTACATCAGAAACAAGAAGTGTACATATAACAGCAGGCTGGTTGGCTATTTTCATATATGACAAAGTAAATAATATATGGACAGGCAATAGGTTCTCATCCGGTTGGTAGAATACTATGAAGTATCTAATAGGAGAAAATGTAAATAACAAACCTTTTGCCAATTGTTTGTTATCCATGAAGCAAAAACAAGTAAATCTGTTTCTTCTGGACTAATTTTGTGAAAAACAGAGAAATGGGTATGTTGAATAGAAAATTATCAATGTGTTTGCATAAACCGCGTGAAGATGTACGGCATTTTGATAATGGACTTAAAAATATATACAAGCCTTTGAGCTGACGCACCCATATATGCTGTGCTCAAGGTTTTTTTATTGAATATAACTATGCCAAGTAAGAAGATAAAAATATCAGAACTTCCTCTTGTCGAGAGTTTGAAAGAGTTATATACCATTGGTTACAAAATCATAGATGGTATCAAGACCAGTGTAAAGGTTAGCTTAGAAGATATTCAGACAGCTTATCAGGATGTTGTTAATGCGGTCAAGAACTCTGAGGTAGCGACTAAGAACGCAAATACCGCTGCATCTAATGCCAATGAAAAGGCGGTACTTGCTGATACCGCAGCGGCCAATGCCAACGACACCGCGGAACATCCTACCTATATCGGACAAGACCACTATGTCTACAAATGGAACAAGACCGCCCAAGCATACGACAAGACAGACATCTACACCAAAGGCGATGCTTTCTCTATCAAGAAGGTATATGCTTCAGTTGCTAACATGGAAGCTGATAAGAGCAATCCGGATATTACAGAAGGTGATTTTGTATTGGTGAATACGGGTGATGTTGAAGACCCCGACAATGCAAAATTGTATGTCAAGGCTGATGGTGACTTTGAGTTCCTTGTCGATATGTCCGGTGCTATCGGTTTTACGGGCAAGACACCACAGTTTTCAATGGGGACGGTTACTACGCTTGAAGCAGGGGCAACGGCAACGGCTACCATATCAGAGGATGGAGTGGACAGTGACGGCAATCCAAAGTACAAAATTAACTTTGCCATTCCTCGTGGTAATCCCGGTGCTCCTTTCCGTGTCTCCGGCGAATACGCCACCCTTGAAGCCTTGAAGTCCGCCGTTCCCGACGGTTCGGCAGTTGACGGGTTCATAGCCGTAGGTACTGAAGCTCCTTATGATTACTACGCATGGGTGAACGGTGACTGGGCTAATCAGGGGAAGATAGCGGGCGGCGGTTCTGGGAATGTGGTAGTTATTCCTGCTGCTGCGATGAGCCTAAGCGATCAAGCAACATCCGATGAGATATTTAATGCCTTTGGCGGGAAAGACGCTTTCATGGATATATGTCAGAGCATCGTCAATAAAGATACTGTATGTGTTGTGGCAAACATCCCCGAAGAATCAGGGATGAAAATTGTATATATTCCGGTAATGGCGATGGCTACCTATACGGATGCTAATAATGCTAATTTTATGATGGCAATTATTACAGAAACGACTTTCCAATTAGTTGTAACAGTCACGGACGGAGTTGCCACCCATTCGTCTCAGGTTTTAAATCATATTTACGAAGCCCCCTCTAACGGTAACGCCTACGGTCGTAAAAATAAAGATTGGGTGGAAGTTCCCGAAAAGTCAGATGTGCTCACCAAAGACAATGAAACGGAATATACACCTACGAAGCCTTATCAGCCAGCGACGAAGAAGTATGTGGATGATAAAACTTTTGTTAGAGATGTAGACGGTACTATTCTCAATAAATGGATTAATAACACTGTCATAACAGGAGAAACCGTACAGGATTTAGCTGATGAATTATTTGGTAATTTTAGAAGTTTTGCTGAAAATTATTTTGATGGAAATTATACAGGTCTTAAATTTAGCACAAGACAATATGACGATGCTGCTGGAGCTTGGTTTGGTTATATCATAAATGCAAATATTCAGTATTGCTTATCAGAACCGGGAAATGGATATTTTGAATTGCTGTTTACTTTTGGTTACGGCTCAACATTAAAATCCTGCGATATACACTATTATAGTGCATCGGAAACAAGCAATGAGAATAAGATTGTAATCACAGATGTTGTTCGTAGCGACAACCTCACTACAGTAACCAAGAAAACCGCCGCCGAATACGAGGCTCTTGGCTCTAAGGATGCCAATACAGTATATTGTGTAACCGATTAAAACAACAATTATGAGTAACGAAAACAGTAATCTTAGAGTTGGCTCGGCTGGGGCTGGGCTGTTTGTCGGTAATAAACAGATATTGGGAGGGGTGGCACTTGAAGTAAAGCCTAACTTTTATGATTTACATGGAGCGAAGGTGATTATTGTAAATAGCAAATCTGCTCCTATTGAATTGGCATTTGAAACCAATGGGGGGTATCAAGAACAAGTGAATATTAACGCTAATACGGTGTTATTTTATAATATAGCTGACACTAACGATTATTTGGATTTGATAAATGAGAGCCAGGAAACGTTTTACGTAGATTATTATGTAATGACAAAAATATCACCCACTTCCCAGATTAAATATCTTATGGAACCTACTGCAAGCAAAAATATTGTTACCAGTGATGGGGATTTTGATTTAACCGATGTGATGATGACAATAAATATATACTGACAATGAAAACAATCTACTACAACAGCAAATTAGCCAAACTGATACTCTTTGGCAGCTATCATACGATAATGTTCTTCGGCTTCATCCTAACCAAGTTTAACGTGTTATCAGAAACCGTGTTTCGCCATGAGCGTACACATCAGAAACAGTTCTTCGAGTGCATGGAGATAGCGGCTATCCCGTCCGTATTATTGTCACTCTATGTCAGTGCATGGTGGTTGTTACTTATCCCGCTATTCTATTACATTCTGTATGGCGTGGAGTGGTTCATCAGTCTTGCGTACCACTTGTTCACGGATGAACGGATAGGCGGCGGCAAGGTAAACAATAACGCCTATCGAGCGAGCGCATTTGAAATGGAAGCCAAACTCAACCAGGACAATCCGAACTACTTGAAAGAACGTAAATGGGGTGCATGGTTCAGATACTACGGCAAGATATGAAAATCCCGTCCTACTCTCACGAGCAAAACGGAATGACAGTAGTTCGCTTATTGATAAGAGACACAAAGATATGAATAATTGACAAATAACGATAAGATGCAGAATAACATTATTACCCAAAGCATACCTGGGGGATTTTCGGTAATAGCGAGTAGCTTTATTATGCAGTCATTGGAACACATGATACCGTGGCTGATAGTGACATTTTCAGTCGTAGTGTGTGACTTGGCATTTGGAGTGAGGAAAAGCCTGTTGATGGGCGAAGAGGTGCGCTTTTCCAGTGCTATTCGCAGGACTATGGGTAAGATGGTGACTTACTTCGCTTTTGTATGTATGGTGGTGATGATAAACATCGCTTCCGGAAGCAAGTGGAATATTGATGTGTATTCATGCCTGTTTGTCTGCTTCATAGAGTTCTGCTCTATCATAAGCAACATTCTAAAGCCCAAAGGATATAATTTCAACTTACTAAAAGCATTAGGACTATTCGGTAAAAAAGTACTCGATGTTGAGAAAGAAGATATGAGTGAAATAATAACTAAAGATAAGGAGTAACAAAATGAAAAAGAAATTGATTATCGCAGCGATTGTTATCGCTATCATAGTGGGAGTTATGCTTTACATGCACTACACTCCGTTTTGGGTAAACTTGACTACTGTTGTGTCATTCGGTGTTGGTGCGGTTGTCGGTTGGGTGGCTCGTGTGGTTTATGACAAATACTTTAGAAAGGAGAAATAATATGAGATACTTTACAATTGCAGAACTGATTAAAAGCGAAACGGCTGATAAGAAAGCTATAGATAACAGACTGCCGAAAGAGTTGCTCCCCAATGCACAAGCGTTGGTTGACAATGTTCTCGACCCGTTAAGAGAGGCTTACGGCAAGCCTATCACAGTAACAAGCGGATACCGTTGTCCTGCTTTGAATAAGGCGGTAGGCGGCTCTAAAACAAGCGACCACATGAATGGATGTGCTGCTGATATTGTCGGTACTCCGAATACCCCGAAAGAGAACAAAAGGCTGTTCAATCTTATACAAGAATTGAAGCTTCCCTTCGACCAGGTCATTGATGAGAAAAACTTCTCATGGGTACACGTCAGCCACCGAAGGGAAGGCAACAGGAACCAAGTATTGAAACTCTAAAAAGTAAACATCATGGCAGCAGAAATTTTATCATTTGAAAAGAACGAAAGCGAGAACGCGTATTATGCAACATTTGTCAGCGATGGCAATCCCGTTACCATACAGATAAAGAATAAGGGCGGATTAGTTACCGCCTTTGTGGGAATCGATGATTTGGAGCCTGTTCCTCTTTACCCCAATGCATCCCAGAATAGCGGTGCGCCTAATGTAATTTTTCGTATCGTAGGGATAGCAAATGGCATAAACATTACAATCGGAAGTGCTACCGAAGTATTAGAAGCTAAGATGATTAAAGAGGAATAGCCTATGAACCCAATCACGATCCCCAACATCACTATCCCCGTAATCGGCTTGCCTACTATCGGCATCCCGTCTGTCGGCTTCCCCTCTGCTTCGGGCGGTGGTCTTGCATGGCCGGCAGGTTTAAAAGAATCTATCAAGGCTATCTATGACCCTGCGAAGCAGGGTATGACTAACTATGATGTGATAGAGGCCTATGCGGAAGATTTTACTACATGGAGCTATTTAGACAGTAGAGGTATTGCAACTATAACAGGTAACACTATTCATATTACAGAGGCTAAATCAATTCAAGGGATTGTAGAGGATAATAAAGAACCTTATTCAGATATAAAAATATTAGTGCAAGGTGTAACTGCTGATAATCCGTTGAATGTTAGAGATATTAACGGCACGAAAGCCGTTATTGATAAAGACGGAGTATATGAATTTAAAGATAATGGATTGTACTTTGGTTTTGGGTTTTCTAAAGTCGGTGTTGTAGATGTTACCATCACCCAGCTTCCTACTTCTATTCTAAAAGACCTTAGCGGCAACGGCAACCACGCCTATTTGTATGGCGGTAAGGGTAAGCTGAATAGCGGGATGGGAGTGTATCAGCAAGACTTTAGCAAATTAATCATCTCCAGAGTAGATAAAAAACAAGACCCATTCAGTTTTACTGTTAGTGGCAGTGGCGGTACGTATCTTGCATATATGCAGCTTGGTAATTGGAATAATAAAGCGTTTAAAATATTGGCAAATATTAATGCAAAAAACGATTATCTTCATTTGAGATTTAGGAATAACACTGATGCTGTAATAACAAGTGTGGCGTTAAAAAATGGCGAGAACATTATTCCTGCTCAAAATATTGAAGGTGCAACCAAAGCTGTATTTGAATATTCTTTGAAAGAAGGAGAAACTATCACCATTACCCAAATCCCTGACTACCCCGACCAGTTATGCTACGACGGCAAGATGTACGCAGTGTGCTACGGTTTCCCGATATTAACGGATTACACGGTGATGGCGGATAGGACGTGGTTTGATAAAACAGGTGTAAAATACTTTTTATCGAAATACAAAGAGAATGAAAGTGTTCCCGCCCAATTATTTAAATTTGAGTGGATTGTTAATGGAAAAGAATATAGTACATCCTTAGGTAGAGATGTAGAAGTTGTATTTCCAAATGGAATCACATGGCAGACTAAAACATCCTATAACGGCAAAGGACTACCAAATTCAACTTATGAAGATGGTGACTTATTGTTGATAGGTAAAGTATGGCTAAATAGTACAAACTATTTTATCGGCTGCCATGGCGCCATCATAGTCGCCGACCGCAGCTTCACCGAAGAAGAAATAAACTGGCTAAAGGATAATTGGGAAAAGATATGAGAAAGTTACCGTGGATATTAGTTGTATTGCTGGCAATCGCTTGTGTAGTGGCTTGGTTTCGCCCGCACGAGCCTTTGCCGGCAGAAATCCGTACCGAGACGAAAATACAGACGGTTGTTAAGACTGATACGGTTCTTATCTCTAAACCGATAGCTGTGTTTTGGCAGATATTGCCGAATGATACTATACGGATAGGTGATACCTTGCTTCATCGCAAACGGGTTGTGTATGAAGATAGTCTATATCGTGCAGTGGTGAGCGGATATGTAGACCCACGGATGGATAGTGTGACTGTATATCCGAAGACGGTGTATCAGACGGTGACGAATGATATTTATCATCCGGTGGTTGTCAAGCCGAAGAGGAAGTGTTGGGGGATAGGTTTGCAAGCCGGTTACGGTTATCCTGGTGGCGCGTACGTAGGCGCAGGTATAAGTTATAACTTATTTCAGTGGTAATGGTGAAAATAAATATAGGCCATAGTATTTCTATTTAAAACAAAATTCATACTTTATCTTCTTATGTATTTAGAAACAGTCTAAATTAAGCGTATTTTATAACAATTTGTTTGTAAAATAAGTCATTTTGCACAAAAAATAGTTAGCTTTGTCGCTACAAAATTTGTAGCAACAAAGCTAAAAACTTATATTTTTGTAAAAATACTGAAATGTAGAACGAATTTATTTTTATTGGAGATTTGTTCTATAAAAGTTTTGGGAAGGGTTTATCCTATCTTAGAGCTTTTATGTGTTAGATTAAAAGAAAAGCATAAAATGCCTTATATAAAGAGTAAGTCTATAGAAAATTATAAAGCAGCACTTATGCTATCAAAGGATAGTTGTGGAATGTATTCAGCATCTATACATTGTGCCTATTATTCTTGCTTTTTATTGGTAAAACATATTTTATGTCATAAGTGTTATATATCATATGCAAGTCAAAACAATCAAAATGCTGGTTCTCATTTATATATTATAAAGCTGATTCTTGATGATTTGTTAGCGAAAGGAGAAGATGATGCTTATGACATATTTGATACTAATATAAGTGAGTTGAAGAGATTAAGAAGGATTGCTGATTACGAGAATTCCCTTATTTCTCCTGATGAATCACGAGAGGCTCTTGTTATAGCAGATGAGACATTGGATATACTAAAAGACGTGTATAAAGGATTATGAATGCAACCGATTTTATAAAACAAATGATGGATAAAATGTCTTCTTCGGTAGGAGGCATATCCATAAAATATGCTTTTGAAAAAAGTACGGGATTTCATATCGTAGAAGTTAGTCCTGATTTAGTAAGAGCAGGAAATGAAACGTATAAAAAAATAGTCCATCAATTTAGAATTGATTTTCACAAAGAGTTTCCAATGGAAGATATAATAATTTCCAAAGTGAACGATTTGCATGATATGACTAATATCATTTATGAAGTTTCAAATACTTCAATTAAAAGTTCAGGTTCATATTCATTCTCAACTTATCACTATGAATATGACGATGTTTATTTACCTTTAGCTGCTTAAAGAATGGCCGAACAAATTGCAAAATTCCGTTTTCTACGTTATAACATAATTAAATCGTCTATTGAAATAGATGATAACAAAGTCGTGAATGAAGATTTAACTGTAGAGTTTAGTCAAGAAGGGGCTGAATGTATCGAGAATAATTTGTATAAACACACTTTGGGTGTAGATATAATTGATAAAAATAATGTGATGCGTATTAAAGTTGTTGTTATCGGTCTTTTTGAATTTGACAGAGACATAGACGAAAAACTTAAATCGACATTCTTTAATTCAAGTGCTCCGGCAATTTTATTTCCGTATGTAAGGGCTTATGTTACTACTTTAACGGGATTATCTGGAGTCAACCCTGTTATTCTTCCTACTTTGAATCTTGCAGTGAGATAGTTTGAGTAAAATTTAATGTGGTTTCTGTTGAAAATGTGATGTCAACAAAAAAGTCTCGGTTTTCGTCGGGGCTTTTTTATTTAATAATTCTTCCTTGGCTTTGTATTTTTGTGGAGTAACTTTGATTTTATAATACTATGAATAGATTTTTATTAGCTGTTTTCCTTTCTTTTGTTGGGATTGTATTGTTTGCTCAAACTCCGTATAAGACGTATTGTAATCTTATAGGTGATGAAAACTCACTAAAGAAGGGTGTTGTAAGTGTAAGAATTGATTACGGGCAGGAGGATTTGAAAGATAATAAGTTCGTGGATGAAAATGGGAAAGAGATAAAGTTTCGCACAATGGTTTCGGCAATGAATTTCATGTCTAAATTAGGTTGGCAATTGGAGCAAGTGTACAATCGAATTGACCAAGTTGATGGAAGCCCTATAATTATTTGGGTCTTATCGAAAGAGATTACTTCGGAAGGAGAAATAACAAAGGGATTTCAGACCAAACGAATGTATGATACCTCTCAAGCTCATAAAAATAAGGTAAAGGTAGACTAATGGCTGTTTTTTGTAGAATTTGTAGAAGGAGCGGCTGGATAAGCAGCTCCTTCTTCTTTGTTTTTCTATTGTAATAATAATTCTTCCCTATTTAGTTAGGTGTTTCGTTGTATATAGGTTTTTGTATAAATAATTTACTATATTTGTATCCTAATCTCAGGTATTGTATTATGAATGACAAACAACAACTCCTTATTAACTGCACATCCCTTATTCCTGTCATAGGAATCTTGATTTTAATAAAGGTTGCCAACGACCAGCTTGTCACTATGGTTACTGCCTATGTACTTTGTGGAGAGCTTTTGGGCGTATTGGTTAGCCGGATATTGAAACTGTATCATATTGATGTGGTTTTTGTTTGGTTGGGCGGGATTCTTCTTTGGCTTTGGTATTGCTTTGGGGTACAGCCTAGCTATATAGGTTGAAAGATTTTGTTGTAGTAGTTCTAGCTTTCTCATATATGAATAATTGCCCCGTCTCTCTGATTCGGGGCAACTATTTTGCTTGCCTCATTTATATTTAATACATTGCGTACAGACATGAATGACTGTTGTAATACTTGGTATAGGCTCTCCAATTATGAATGAAGCTTGACCAAGTGTAATGAGGTTTGGCTTTATGTTTATAAACATTCTTCTAAAACTGTTTTTTTTGATATTTATTTTTTATTTTTGAAAATCACTAATCCTTAAACATAAAATGCT